CCTGCGGGCCATCTAGGCAACCACTTAGCCTGGAACAACGAGTGGGGCGTGAAACTTCCTCGTGGGTGGAGCATGCTGGTAACCCATCCTCTCAATAGGTTTGACCTTCCTTTCACCACCGTTGCTGGGCTAATGGACAGCGATAAGTTTTGGCCTAACGGCAATGTTCCGTTTTATCTAAAAGAAGACTTCATTGGTACAATACCTGCAGGAACACCTATCGCCCAGCTAATCCCAGTTAAGAGAGCTAACTGGCGAGCAGTATACGACCAGGCCTTAATTAACGAGTACGGTAAACAGGGCACGTTAGTTCGTCAGCCTGCAAACACTTACAAGAAAAAGTTTTGGGTACGTAAGGAGTACAACTAATGGAACAGAGTCAAATACAAGAGATAGTAAAACTATCTACGTGGGACCTAGTAAAGATGGGTATCCACAAGCTTGTGGGAACCAAGGTTAAGTTGCCTGCTGTAATGGACCTTCCTTCTCCTCCTCCTCCTGTAAAAATTAACCACATTGCCATTGTGCTTGACGGCCGTGTCGAAGAGGTCATCCACACAGAGAATCGAATGGCAGCCCTTCTTCTCAGCGAGCCCCAGTTCATTGAGTTCGAAGAGACGGCTGCCACGCCTACTATTGGGTGGACTTGGGATGGCGCTCAATTTACGGCTCCAGATAATCAGGGGCACGTCCATGGTGCGTAAGATAAAGTTTCACTCTGTTCGACCCGAGTTGGACATTCTTAGACCGTCTCCTGCAAGCAGGGTGGTACCAGAATGGTTCAGAAAGATGAAGCCAGTCTCTGACGATAGGGTGTCCAGTGTGAAGAGGTGCGTTCCGTTCCTTGACTCCTTCACTTCTGGGTATGTAATTTCTCTTCCAGTTGACGTGTACTACTCTAAAGAACGAGGGTTTTGGACTAAAGCTGTGTTCGAGGTAGTTAGTCACCACGATGCCAGCCAAACTGCTGAGGTCGTACTTCCAGAGGAGTACCGTACCAGCCCGTTTAAATGGTTAAATAACTTTCACATTAAAACCCCTAGAGGGTATAGTTGCCTCTTTGTTCACCCCCTGAACCGTGAGGACTTGCCGTTCCATTCATTCTCGGGGATTGTAGACACGGATAAGCACCCCGTAATTGTTAACTTTCCTTTTGTTATTAGAGACGACTTTGAGGGCTTAATTCCTGCAGGAACCCCTTTAATTCAGGTAATCCCATTTAAACGAGACAGCTGGGAGATGTCGGTAGATGACAACGGAAAGCCGCATGATTACGTGATGCAGCACGAGGTCTTTACTCACCCACTGGGTTGGTACCGCCAGAAGTTCTGGAGTAAAAAGAAGTTTAAATGACGCAGCCTACAATCTTTGTCTCTATGGCGGCGATGGACGACACGGAAATCCTTCCATCGGTGTTGAACGCCCTGGCCGCAGCTAAATACCCTGAAAGAATACGTATTGGGGTAGGTATTGCTGCGGTCAGTAAGTCGGACTACAAAAAGCTATTAAAATTGGACGACCCTAGAGTGCGTGCCTCCTTTACAAAAATTAAGAGAAACACTTTTGATGAACTCGGTGTAGGTAAAGGACGTATCCGTGCAGAAAAGCTGTACGAAGACGAGGACTACTTCTTTCAGGTGGACTGCCACACTCACTTTGCCCAGGACTGGGATGAGTTTATGGTCACCCTCTACGAAGAGGCTAAAGTCGCAGCAAAAAGCGACAAGGTAGTGATGACTAACTACATTGGAATCTACAAGTACCATCCAGAACGAAAGCCGATGTACAAGATGGAACGGACTGCGTATCCGTTCTATGAGCAGCACGTTCTTTGGATTAACTCTATCCCTAGATGGAGTGACCTTCCTATTTGGGAAACCAAACCAGATAAGTTCTACCCTTCGGTGAAGTTCAACGCTGCGTGTGCTTTTGGCGACAAGCAGTTTGCTAAAAACACGGGGTCTAACCCTGACCGAATGTTCTATGATGAGGAGATAGCGTATTCAGTGGAGCTGTACGACATGGGGTTCTCTTTGGTGTTTCCTAATTTAGAGTGGTTTCCAATTACGCACTTGAATGGGGCTGACAGAAACTCGCACGGTGGTCGTAGGACTTTTGTTACAGATTACTTAAAGCCTTCTCTTAGAGACGAGTTTGACGTGCGTCAGCGTGCGGTGTACAAGGCGTATGTAGAAGACCCAGCTAACCGCACAAAGATTAAGAACTATGAGAAGTACGCAAAGATAAGCCTAAAGCACGGAGCCGCTTTGGCTAGATATATCCCAAAGGAGTACAGAGTTAATGACTAGGCCATCAAGACCATGGGACTTGCTGAATAAGAACATCGGTAGAGTGACTGAGGAAATAGCGGACAAAAGGATGTCTATCTGTAAGGACTGCGAGTTCTTTGTATCGCTTACGCAGCAATGCTTGAAGTGCGGCTGTATTATGCCTGCGAAGACTAAACTCCCTAACGCAGAGTGCCCAGTACACAAGTGGGGGCAAGAGTCTATCGCAGACGTGGGGTTTAAAGAATGAGGCGAAGAGGAACAATCCAGCTACTACTAGGGGACGCTAGAAAGCTAGACTTACCCGACAATTCAGTGGACTTAATCGTGGCTCATCCACCTTATCTGGGAGTAGATGTAGCCAGATATGGTGGGGTTGCTTCTGGGCAGATTAACTTTGATAATAACCCGAAGAAGATGCTCAGGCTGCTATTGCAGTCAGTAAAAGAAATGCAACGAGTACTGAAGCCCACAGGAAACCTGTTCATAGCCAATGGCCCACAGGCTCAACTTGACATACGACTTATCGTTGAAATTATGGACAAAACCAAGTTCCTGTACTTAGACAGAGTCTTTCATAATAGTTATGAATACGAAGGCGAACTGGACTACGAGTCTGCTGAGGCAATAGTATACGGGGCGGTTAGTACCTGGCATCACTTCTCCTTGCAAAAAGAAATCTACAACAATCCGTTTTTAGTGAAAAGGTACAACCATCCGATTTGGAACTTACCCTTTAGCAACCTCAACGACCCAGTAGATTTAGAGTTGTCTAAAAAATACCATGTACTAGACGTCGTTAACAAAGAGATTCCAAAAAGGTTCATCGAGATGTTCACCAAACCAGGCGACGTAGTTCTAGACCCTTTTGGAGGCTCTGCGATAGTAGCAGTCACTGCTGCAGAACTTGGTAGGCATGGCATTTCCAACGACGTTTCTGAGGACCAGTTAACTGTAGCTAAAGAGCGCATGCGCTTGACATTTGGAGAATGATGAAAATTGCTGTATACACGATTGCTAAAAATGAAGAACATTTTGTTGAAAGATGGGCCGCTTCAGCTGAAGGAGCAGACTATCGGTTTATTCTCGACACTGGCTCTACCGATGACACTGTGGCTAAAGGACGTGCCCTGGGTGTTACTGTGGCTGTTGCTTCCATTGACCCTTGGCGTTTCGATGATGCTCGCAATGCTAGTCTCGCTTTGCTTCCTGCTGATATCGATATTTGTATTGCTTTGGACATGGACGAAGTTCTTGTTCCTGGATGGCGTGAAGCTCTTGAGGGAATTGCTGTCAGTACTACCCGACCACGCTACCAATATACGTGGTCGTGGAATGGCGACGAGCCAGGGCTCCAGTATGGCGGAGACAAAATCCACAGACGACACGGGTACCGCTGGAAACACCCAGTCCACGAAGTAATCGTTACTGACCGTACTACTGAAGTGCAGGAGTGGATTGGGTTAGAAATCCACCACCATCCAGACCCCACCAAAAGTCGTGGCCAGTACTTCCCTCTACTGGAACTAGCGGTAAAAGAAGACCCTACTGATGACCGTAACCAGTACTACCTAGCCCGTGAGTACTTCTTCAATGGCATGTACGACAAGGCTCTGCAGATGTTCAAACGTCATGTGTCTAACCCTAAGGCTACTTGGGGCCCAGAACGTGCGGCTTCATTTAGGTACATGGCTAAGTGTGCACCTGAGAATGCCGAAGATTACTTAGTGCAGGCAATCCAAGAGGCCCCTGGTAGAAGAGAGGCCAAAGTGGAATTAGCCCAGTATTACTACACTAAACAGAACTGGGAAGAATGCTTGGACTGGGCGAAACTGGCGGTGCTAATTGAGGATAAGCCTCTAGACTATCTTTGCGAAGAGTTTGCTTGGGGAGGGCTGCCCTACGACCTTGCGGCTATTGCCTCTTACAATCTGGGTAATAAAAAAGAGGCGTATCGTTATGGCGGTATTGCCTTGGGCTTCAACCCAGAAGATGACCGCTTAGCCAGAAACATGGAGTTCTACAAGGCATAATTGAAGAATACTTAAGGAGATGTAGATGCCTGTAGAAACTACAATTAAGCACCGTCGAGACACCGAAACTAACTGGACGGGCAAGACCCTTGCTGATGGTGAAATCGGCTACGTAAACTCTGGTACCAATAAGGGTAAGTTTAAGGTTGGCGATGGCACCACTGTGTGGGGCTCACTTCCATACGCTCCAGCAGGTAACGCAGACACTGCCACTGCTGCAGCAAAGATTACCGCTAGTGGCCTAAACCGAACTGTGTTTGTAGGCTCTTCTACTCCTACTGGCGCAGTTGCGGGTGACATCTGGATTCAGACGGCATAGCTCATGGCGTCTATTGGCTGGACTTATGCGTATAGTAGCGGGTACACCGACTACTATTACTACACTATAAGCTACTCACAGTCCGATGTACCTTACCCATCTGGGTCAACAAACCGCACGTCTACTCCTGCTTCAGGGTACACAGGTGGCCCCCTAACTTGCAACACGAACCTAACCTTTAGCGTTAACTACTCCTATAGAGTTACTGGAAACCCAGTGACTCAAACAGGAAGCTTTGATATTAACGGCAGTGCGCCGTCCTGTCCTTCACCGCCACCTTCTTATCCTCCAGCATGGAGTGACAACACTCTAGGAGCATTTCAGGTAGCCACCTCTTACTCGGATGCGGTCAGCGCTACCAATATGAACTACAGCGGAAGCTACTCAGTGTCTGTTGGCTCTCTGCCTGACGGAATCAGCCTGAACACCTCTACTGGTGCACTAACTGGTACGCCTACTACTTCGGGAGCGTATAGCTTTACTCTTAGAGCTTCTAACGCCTATGGAAACGTAAGTCAGGCATTCAGCGGCAATGTCACTGTGTCCGACTCATATGGGAAGCTAAAGGTAATGACCAGCTCCTCGCAGTCTGCTGCTGCTACGAACGTCAAAGTCTTAGACTCTGATGGCTCTACCTGGCTTACTGCCACAGTAAAGTACACCACCGACGGCACTAACTGGACCACTAGTTCTTAGGAAAGAAGAGTATGCGCGGAGCTAAAGTTCAGGGCAGGTTTGACATGGATTACGAAAGTAAGTCCATGTATGAGTCTATTGGCGAAGACCTAGGTGGAACCGTAGGCGTAGAGGTGGACTGGTTCCGCTGGCAGGACTACTACCTAGAAGATAACTACACTGACGTTGTCGATGACATCTACGACGTGTCTAACCCTACTCCTGGTAAGGGTAGGCGCTGGATGCTGCCGTTCAATATGCCTGTAGTTATGGCTCAGTGGATTCGCGGCACCAACGTCATGAACGAACGAGGCTTTTACGTCTCGGACACCTTGCGTCTAGTTATGAACGTAGGGGATGTTCAGCGCATGCTTCCTTCACTTATTACTGACCCTAACAACCACATTAAGGACCGCATCCTTTACCGAGGTGAAGTGTTCGTTCCTACACGAGTCCTGCCTCGTGGCTCCTTTGGGTACCGTTGGGCTGTAATAACCGTTGACTTGAACCAGCTAAACCCTGAAGAGCTAGTTAACGACCCTCAGTTTATGCAATATGCGTCTCCAGCTAGAGCAGACCAAAGAGACGCTGTTTAGTTAGGATTAAGTATGCAAAAAAGACGACACAAAGCAGTAACCAACGAGAGAAACCCGAAAGACCACAACACTCGTAGTGACCGTACCGTTCAGGACAACAAGCACAAGGGTAAGATTGCAAACCCTACCCCTCGCCTGAAGCGCATGGAACGAGCACCAAAGGTTAAGGGAACAAAGTGAACACGCTAGAGCCTGCCCCATTGGGCAAGGGAGGATACCTCAAACGAATGGCAAATAACGGAAACAAGCTAAAGGAAAAAGCTGCGGCTGTCCTTCAGGCTAAGCACGACGAAGACTGGGCAAAGCACGAAGCAAAGTTCAAGGCCAATCCTGTCAAACCTTCTGGAAAGAGGAAATAAAATGGCCAGTGAAGCCTGGCAGAAAAAAGAAGGCAAAGCCAAGAAGGGCGGCCTTAACGAAAAGGGCCGTAAGTCTTATGAGAAGGCTAACCCTGGCTCTGACCTAAAAGCACCAGTTAGGTCTGGAAACAATCCACGTCGTGCGTCGTTCCTTGCACGCATGGCAGGAAACCCAGGGCCTGAGCACAAGCCAAACGGTGAGCCTACTCGCCTACTCTTGTCCCTCCAAGCATGGGGAGCTTCGTCTAAGGCTGACGCCAGGCGTAAGGCTGCGTCTATCCGTAAGCACAACGAGGGCAAGAAGAAATGACAGAAGTAAAAGTAGGGACCCGTAGGAAGTTTGGCCCGTATAAGGGCTCAGCTCAAAACGGTGGTCGAGAGATTTACGTCTGGAAAGTTAAGACTAAGGACGGTTGGCGTACCGAGTCTAAGAACAAAGCCCGAGAGGACTACGAGCAGCACACTGGTAAGAAGCTGCCTAAAGACACCGATGTTGACCACAAAAACAACAAGCACTCGGACGACCGTAAGAGTAACCTTCGCCCCCTAAAGCATGGGAAGAACACCGCTAAGGAAAACAAGCGTCGTGCGGGCAAGAAAGAGAGTGACAAATGACAGTTAAAAAAGCTGCTGTCCCAAAGGTTCCCGCTATTGAGGTGCCAGGTACTAACGGTACCGCTAGACGTCTACACAGCGATGGAAAAAAGCGGCATGACAGGTCTGCTGTAAAGAAGGCCCAAGAGCTGAAGATGAGAAAGAAGACAAAGTAATGCCCGAATGTAAATGCGACAACTGCGGTTGCGGAAAGAAGGATAATAATGGCTAAAAAGATGCCAGCTTGGATTGGTTCCAAGAAAGATAAGGAGCAGGACAAAAAGCTCGAAAAGGGCATGACCCCAGCTCAGAAGAGGAAGTTCGAGGCTGAGGATAAGAAGCACGACTCTAAGAAGCCTTCTAAGAAAGAAGACATCAAGAAGGACAAGGCTCTAGCCAAGAAGATTAAAGGCAAGAACTAGCCAACACAAACAAAGTTTAGGCCCCCAAATGGGGGCCTTTTCTTTATCCTTAAAGGGTAGGAACCGTGCGGAACCTACCTACTTATGTAGCTTGCGCCTGTAAAGGATTTTGCGATGTCTTCTCCAGAATTTGCGCCTTGGTGGAAGAAAGTCAATGACTATCTCCAGTTCGAGGAACGTCAAGAGTTTCTGCGTGGTGTTGGTGGCTATAGGCCAAACAACAAGCAGGAAGCCATGATGGGCATGCTTAGTGCAGGCTACGTAAATAATAAGTTTGAGAAGCCGCAGCCATTTACAGGTAAGAAGCCCTAGTGGACGTTATTGAGAAAGCCCTCTCTAAAGCAATCCGTCACCTTACTCTTCGTCTAACCGAAGAGCTACGCTCGCACGCCCTTAATGACGGTTGGGAACCAGACATCGCCAGCGGTATGACCGTAGCGTATAAAGACGGCAAGTTTGTCACCAGCGTCTCAGACTCGCACGCAGGCCGTGCCTTTGACCACGAGTATGGAAACATGGCGGGCTCTCCTAAGGCCACAGTCCGTAAGTTTGGCAACAGCAACAATGCAGAGGCTGAGGCTGAGCTAATTGCCCTCATGAACATGTACTTGAAGGCGAAAAAATGACCTTCCTAATTTCAGAGGATGAAGCCCTACGTAAAAAGCTTCAGGGAATGGTAGTTAGCGACCAGAAGGCTACAGCTGATGGAACCCCTCGTTCTGTAGGAGTGTTCTTTGGTCAGCCTGACCAAGAAATCCGTAGCCAGGCGTACCCTTACATCACTATCGATATGGTGGATGTTCAGCGTGACACCCAGCGAGAGATGCGCGGCCTAGTTCAGCCAGAGTACCTAAAGCCTGATGACCTAACTGAAGAGCAGGACTACTTGGTAGACATGCCAATTCCTGTCTACATCGATTACCAAATCACCACTTATTCTCGTCACCCATACCACGACCGAGCAATCCTTGCTCAGCTTCTAACCACGAAGCTCCCCGAAAGATTTGGCTACCTTGAGACAAATGATGGAACTATTCGTCGATTGGATGTCATGAGCGTCACCAAACGTGACGTTACCGAACAAGCAAAGCGCTTGTACGTAAATGCAATCTCTGTTCGAGTTTCTTCGGAAGTCGTCCAGGGAGTGTTCCGAACACTCTACAAGGTACTCCAGGTTGATATCACTGGTCCAGAAGCAGGCTCTGCCTGGGATGGCCCTGATAGCAGCACTATAACGGCACCATAAGTAACCCTCTGAAATATAACCCCCTAGTTAGGAGAAACACCAATGGCGACATTCAATCGTCCTGGAGTTTATGTAAATGAACTCCCATTGGCAGCTGGTCCGATTAACACCGTATCCGCCGCTGTCTCTGCTGGTGCTGTAATTGCAGCACTTCCGCAGGGCCCTGACACCGTAACGCGAGTAACCTCTTGGGCAGGATTCAAGAAGCTTTTCGGTGGCTACAACAAGTCGTTCCCTGCGACTTTCTCAATTGGCCAGTTCTTCGAGAATGGTGGTAGCGAACTTTACGTAAAGCGTATTCTTCCTTTTACCGCTCTTAAGAAGGCAAAGGTTGAGATTCCTTCAACTGACACTGACATCGCCGTTGTCACCAAGACCATTACTAAGGTCTCGTTGACTTCAAACGTAGCGACCATCACTACCTCAGCTGCTCACGGTTTCACCACAGGTAACTCTGTAGTAATCAGCGGCCTCACCAGCGGAAACACCTTGTTCAACGGAACTTGGACTCTAACTGGTGCGCCAACCACTACTACCTTTACCTTTGCTAAGACCAACACCGACGTGGTTGAAGTAACTGGACTAAGCGCAACTGTAACCCGCACAAGTGGCACCATTGGTAACTTGCTTACCTTGGCTGCTAAGAGCCGCGGAACTGACGGTAACAACCTTCGCGTAGAGTTCGCTCCTTCTAAGACCGTTCACTTGTCAAACTACTTTGACATGAGCATCTACCTAGAAGCTGGTGTTAGCGACTACGTAAACAGCTCGTTCACTCCTGCTAACGCAGTTGATGACGTGCTAGTAGAGCAGTTCAACGGCATCGTGTTTGATGACCCTCTATCTGGTGACTACATCTCTACTGTTTTGGAGTTTGGCTCATCTTACGTAGAGGTTCTTGAAGGCGTAGTTACTGAGTACGACACCAATGGTGACGCTACTGTAAGCACCTACACCGTGGACACCACTGCAGGTCGTGCACCAACCACTGGCATTAAGCCATTGACTGGCGCACCTACTCCATCAGATGCACTCACCTACGGTGACTACACTGGTGACTTTACCGAGCTAGACGAGAGCGAAAACCCTACAGGTGCTGCTCCTACTAGCCCAGACATTGCTGACGCTGCTGTCTACCAGGAGTTTGAGACTATTGACCAGCCTTTGGTGTTCTTTATGCCAGACGTGGTTACTCAGCTCGGTGGTTGGTCAGACGCCAAGCCAGTTTACGACACACTTATTCAGTGGGCAGAAACTGGTCGTCACTTCGTAGTGGTTGAGACCGCTGCAGGTGAGTCGGTTGATGGTGCACTAAACGCAGCTAATGACTTGACTGAGTCAAGCCGTGCGGCTGTCTACTACCCACACATCTACATCAAGGACCCAGTAGGTCGTTCAGGCGGAAGCTCTGTTCGCAAGGTTGGTCCTTCAGGTGCAGTTGCTGGTTTGTACATCAACACCGACAA